AGAGAAAGAGATAGAAAACATCAGAGAGGTAATGTCTAATACATATGAACTTCCACCATTAGACATGATTGGTTAATAATATGCTAAATCCGTTCTTCCAACAAGGTTCAAAATCTGAACAGAATCTATTACAAGATTTAATCAATGAACAATTGAGGATGTATGGTGTCGAGGTTCATTATCTTCCCAGAAAATATGCTACTGAAAGTAGTGTTTTGAGAGAGGTTATTCAATCAGTATTTGATGATGCATATCCCATAGAAGCATATGTTGATAATTATGAGGGATATGATGATAATACAACCATCTTATCAAAATTTGGAATTCAAACTACACAAGAAATAAATCTGATTATTTCAAAGGAGAGATGGGAAACATATGTTTCTCCTTTGATAAAGAATGAGTCAAATATAAAATTGTCCACTCGCCCAAAAGAGGGAGATTTAATTTACTTCCCATTGGGAGATAAGTTATTTGAGATTAAATTTGTAGAGTATCAAAAACCATTCTATCAGTTACAAAAAAATTATGTCTATGAATTGAGATGTGAACTCTTCAGAATTGGTGATGAAGTTCTTGATACGGGTGTTGATGAAATAGATGATGTTCTTATAGCTAAAGAATCTGATGGATTAAGTGAAGATGGAATATCTACAGTTGTTGCAGGTTCTCAAACATTTACTCTTGTAGGAACATCATCAACTGCTACTGCAATTACGAATGTAGTTAATGGAGGTATTCGTAGTATTTCTATTAGCAATCAGGGAGCATATTATCCACTTGCACCAACTGTTGCTATTTCTTCCGCACCATCTTCTGGAATAACTGGTATAGCAACTGTTATTCTGGATAGAACAGCACTGAATGCAGTTCATTTAACAAATGCAGGTGCTGGATATACTGTAGCTCCTGAAGTTTCGTTTATTACTACTAACGGTATTGGCGGAACGGCACAATCTCTGATTGGCGATGGTGCAATTGGTATTATTACTGTTACATCTGGAGGTGCTGGATACACTACAACTCCTTCTATTACATTTACTGGAGTCTCTACTGTATCTGCTGCTGGAACTGCAATACTTAATAGTAGTGGTGAAATCATTGCTATCAACATCACTAACGCTGGTTTTGGTTACACTCAAGCACCAACAATCACAATTACTGATCCTCCATCTACTGGTACTGGCGACTTCTTGTTTAATGAAGTTATCACAGGATCCACAAGTGGTGCCACTGCAAGAGTTAGGTCTTGGAACTCTTCTACGAATTCACTTCAAATTGCTAACGTTACAGGAACATTTGCAATTGGTGAAGCACTGGTAGGGGCAGATTCTGGTGCATCTCATACTTTGAGATTGGTAAATCTGGACCCAGTTTCTGATGGATTTACGGACAATACAAATATAGAACTAGAGGCAGACGGTATACTAGACTTCACTGAAACTAATCCATTTGGATTACCATAGATTATTTTATTGTTAAATACTAATATAGAAAGTCAATACCATGTTTGAATATTTTTACCACGAAGTATTAAGGAGAACCATTATATCTTTTGGTACTCTTTTTAATGGAATCACGATTAAAAAAACCGATGATAATGGTGATACTTTTAGTGTGGTAAAAGTTCCTTTATCATATGGTCCTACTCAAAAGTTTTTAGCAAGAATAGAGCAAGACCCTAAACTCAACAAATCTACGTCAATGTCTTTGCCTAGAATGGCTTTTGAGTTTATTGGTTTGACTTATGATCCTTCAAGAAAAGTTACTACAACTCAAACTATTCAAATAAAGGATCCAACCACTGGAAAAAATACAAAAAAAGTATACACTCCAGTTCCTTATAATATGCAATTTGAGTTGAGCATCATGACCAAATTAAATGATGATGCATTACAAATTACTGAACAGATTCTTCCATATTTTCAACCTGCATATAGTGTAACTGTTGAATTAGTAGATACCATAAAAGAAAAACGTGATGTTCCAATTGTATTGGAAAATATCACGATGCAAGATGATTATGAGGGTGACTATACCACTAGAAGGGTTCTTATGTATACCTTGAGGTTTACAGCAAAAACCTATCTGTTTGGTCCTGTATCCAAGGCAGAACCCATCAAGACAGTTACTTTGGATTACTACGCAAATACCAAAGGAGACAAATCAAAGAGAGATCTTCAATATACTGTCGCTCCAAGAGCAATCAAGGATTACGACGATTCTGTTACTACTAATTTGGATGAAGATGTGGATCTCACCGAAACTGTATTTACAGTTATAGATGGAAGTGCTGTATCTGCAGATGCTTATTATGAAATCAATGGTGAAGAAATCTTCGTCACTTCTATTGAGGGTAATAAAATTACCGTTAAGAGGGGTCAAGATAATACTAATTCTACCAAGCATGTTAAGGGATCTGCAATTAAAGCAATCACTGCTGCTGATACTGCCCTAATTGAAATGGGAGATGATTTTGGATTCGATGGAAGTACTTTCTAACACAAATATGACTAAAAAATTTGATCAATTGAATGATACTTTCAACGTTGAAAGTGAAATAGTGCCTGCTGAACCTGTTGAGAATGTAAAACCAACAATCTCATCCGATAATGATATCAAAAAAGATTATGAATACACAAGAGGCAATTTGTATTCTATTATTGAAAAGGGACAAGAAGCAATTAATGGTATTCTTGAATTAGCACAGGAGACAGAACAACCAAGAGCATATGAAGTTGCAGGTCAATTAATCAAAAGTGTGTCGGATGCAACTGATAAACTGATGGAACTTCAGAAAAAGTTAAAGGATGTAGAAGAAAATAAACCAAAAGGTCCGACCAATGTTACTAATGCATTGTTTGTCGGATCAACAGCAGAATTACAAAAACTGTTAAAGAAGACTGAAGAGCAATGAATACTGAATTAACAGATTTTTTCTCTTTAATAGGGAAAGCAAAAAAAGAAAAAGAGGATGAAACCCGCTCTCTGATAGGGGAGATTGATATTGATTCAGTATTTTCAACAGTTAAAACATCTATAGATGAAGATAAGAAAAAGAAAGTAAAGGCAGAGAAGCAATTAAAGGTATTAGAGTCTTGGTTGTATTCTGAAATCAAGGAAGAGGAAGTAATAGAAGAAGAGGAAATAGTAGAAGAGGTAGTTGAGGAGGAAGTTGTTAAGGAAGAGAGACCAGATCTTGGTCCAGATGAAACTAAGTATTATGAAGTAATAGAGGAAGAATTAGAAGAAGAAGCGGAAGAGGATGATACTTTAGACCATGCCTTAAAGATTTTAGATTCAATAAAATCAAAAGAAGAAGTTAGAGAAAACGTAACTGATCCTGAGATCGTCAGAATTCGTGGCGAATTAGAATATCTTAAAAATCTTGTTAATGCTCAAGGTGGCGGTGGTGAAGTTCGTTTAGAATTTCTAGATGATGTTGATAGAGACAGTGTAAAAGTAGATGGTAAATTCTTAAAATATCAAGCATCAACTGGAAAAATTGTTGGTGCTGATATTAGTGGTGACTCTGATTATGCTTCAGTTGCAGGAATATCTACTTATGCTTCAGTTGCAGGAATATCTACTGTATCTCAAGGATTAACAGGAACACCAGATATTTCTGTTGGTATCTTAACTGCTACTACAGCAAACTTTACGGGCAATGTAACCATTGGCGGTACGCTAACATATGAAGATGTAACAAACGTTGATTCTATAGGAATCATTACTGCAAGGTCTGGTTTTGGTTTAACTGATGGATTAATTACAAGTGCCTCTACAACTACAACCACAACTAGTGAAACAACAATTGATAGTTTTACTAAGACCGTATATAGATCAGCAAAGTATCAGGTTCAAGTTACAAGAGGTAGTGCATATCAGGTAACAGAAATTTCTATAATTCATGATGGAACTAACTCTTATGGAACTGAATATGCAACCATAAAAACTGGCGAATCGTTATCAGCATTTACCACAGATATTGATTCTAATGATGTAAGATTGCGTGCAACACCTACATCTTCATCCTCAACAACGTTTAAGATGGTTAGAACGGCGATAGAAGTATAAATAGAGCCGCGAATTAGTGAGGGAAAATGACCGATCAGATTCCACAGACGAAGAAATCTCCATTTAAGTGGTTTGCTCTTGGAATTGGAGGAGCAGTTGCATTTGCTCACCTTGGAATTATTGGTCATTTTATGAGTGTGACCCAAAAGTATGTAGAACGTGTCCAATATCCATCTATTAATCTCCCCACAGGAAAGTATTCTTCATATGATGTAGATGTCGGTAGAGATGGATACAGATTAAGATATAATGCAAATGATCCTAAAGTACTAAGGTCTAATACAAACATTGATAGAAAATCACATAAGAAAGGATTCTTTGGAGGAGAAAGTATCGAAGATTTAATTAGAAGTGAAACTCATGAGTTCACTATGGATGGTGGACGTAATATAGGTGGAGGCGAGACCCTAGAAGGGGGAAAGTTAAGTGCAGAACAGCTAGCGTGTATCAAGGCAGCAGGTTCTGGAGAAAGCACAGGTGCAGTTATAGGAAGTAGTATGACTGCTGGAGCTGTTCCAGTTTTATCTGCTATTCCATATGTTGGTTGGTTAGCAGCAGGTTGGGCAACAATGCTTGGAGCTAATATGGGTAGTCAATTAGGTTCAGAAGTTGCCGAAACTGTCGCAGGTTGCTAAATAATACAAGATAATTAATAGAATCCTGAGTTAATGGCTAAGAACGGTCGCTGTCCTGCAGGGCAATATTATTGCTATACGAATAAAGAATGCAGACCCATTCCTAAGGGATTTATGGTAGATCCTGAAGGTATGCTTCGTAAAGAAAATGGAGCATCAGTTGATGAATCCAAAAGTGGTGATAGTTCTTTACGTGACTGGTTTGGTAAAAGTAAGTCTTCTGATGGGAAGCCTGGTTGGGTTCAACTAGGAGGCAAATATGCAGGCAAACCCTGTGCTAAACAACCAGGACAAACCACAAAACCAAAATGTGGTTCTAGTAAGATGAAGCGCAATCTTTCCAAAGATGAGGAAGAGTCAGCATTCCGTAGAAAGAACCGTAAAGATCCTAATCCAAGTAGAAAAGGGAAAGCAATTAACGTGAAAACAGAAGGAAAAATCCACGAAGGCGATTACTGGCATCCCGATCCTGAGAAGGATCGTAAGTTGGGTGGTCCTGGTGCTAATCAACGCGCCCGTGAAGATCGCGGATCTTCAAAACCTGCTGCTAAGAAAGACGACCCTAAGAAACTGCGTCCTGGCGAGTCTTACATGGAGTATTCTAAGCGTCAGAAAGGTGGTTCCGTCTCTGTAAAACCAAAGAAAAAAGGTATTCTTAATCGCTTAGGTCTTAGAAAAGAAGAGTTCACCGAACTTCCATTAAACCTTGAAGTTCCTACAGATATTAGAGACTTTAATCTTGGTCTCATGTTCCGTGAAAGTTTGGAATATGATAGTGGAATGCTTTTCATTTTTGATGAGGCAGTAAAACAATCTTTCTATATGAAGGAAACTAAGATTCCTTTAGATATTGCTTTCATTAATGAAGAGGGAATTATTGAAAGTATTAAAGAGTTAGAACCATATGATGAGACTCATATTTCATCTGAAGGAAATGTTATATGTGCAATAGAAGCAAATAGAGGTTGGTTTGAAGAAAATTATATTGAGGTTGGTGATCAAATAGAAATTGAAGAGGGTGAGAAGGATGCTTGTTATCATAAAGTCAAGTCACGTTATTCTGTATGGCCTTCTGCCTATGCTTCTGGTGCTTTAGTTAAGTGTCGTAAGAAAGGTGCTGCAAACTGGGGCAATAAGACCAAGAAAGAGTCATTTGAGTTTGGTAACTGGAAAGATAATTATGTACCAACTGAATATGAATCTATTGATATTATCAAACCAGAACCACTTAATCCAACTCCATCAATAATTGATGAGGCAGGTAAAAAGTGTTGGAAAGGATACAAGAAAGCAGGAACACAAAAGTTATTTGGTAAAACATATAACCGTTGTGTAAAAGCGGGGGATGAAGTTGTTCATGATGGTGAGCAAATCGATGAGAAGAAAGGATGTGCTCATAATCATAAAGGGGAAGACTGTCCAGTTCATGGTATAAAGGAATGCCCTGCTAATGTTGAAGAAGCAGTAAGATTAAAAGCAGAGACTGGTAATGTTATTTTCGCTATGGTTAACTGGAAAGGAAAATATCTTTCTATTAAGATGTTCTTCCCACAGGCAAATAGACCAAGTCGTAAAGATGTTCAAGCACAGGTAGAAAAAGTTTATCCTGGAGGAAGGGTTACATACTTCCAAATTGCAGAAGTAAAACCTGGAGAGCAACTTCTTAGAACAATGGAAGAAGACTGGCAATCAGCTAATCGTAAAGATAAAACTGATGGTTTGAGTCAAAAAGCAGTAAATGCCTATCGTAGTGAGAATCCTGGTTCTAAATTAAAGACTGCTGTAACAACAAAACCATCTAAACTTAAGGCAGGTTCTAAAGATGCAAATAGACGTAAATCTTTTTGCAGCAGAATGACAGGAATGAAAAAGAGATTGACTTCTGCTAAGACAGCAAGGGACCCAGATAGTAGAATAAATAAAGCATTAAGACGTTGGAATTGTAATTGATGAATGAGGATCTGCCGTCTATAAGCGATTTTATAGAAGATATCTCTCAGCATCCTTCTATTCAGGAGGAAGTTGAGAGTGATCTTCCGTCCGTTGAAGAATTTATTGAGGAAAAAACTGTTGAGTCTGTTTCATCAGATGAAATAGTTAATTTAATTGAGCAAGTAAGAAATGAAATACCAGAAGTAAAGTCATACGATAAAGAATTGTATGACATGATGTGTCTTATTGAGGAATTAAGAAAAGATATTCCTGAAATTCCAGAGGCACCTGAAGTAAGATATTATGATGATCAAATTGCGGAGTTGCAAGAATCTATTGATAACGTGCAGGACAGTATTCCCACTGTCCCTGAAGTAAGATATTATGAAGATGAAATTGAAAATCTGAAAGAATCTATTCAAGAAGTAAAGGATAGAGATATTCCAGATTTTGGATGGATTGGTAATACCTTTAATACGATTGAAGATAATTTTGATACCTTGAATTCTTCCCTTGCAACACTCAAGGGTAAACTTGATTTAGAAGTTGATAATCTTGTCGAATCATTAGAAACTTCTAAATTTGAAAAAAGTGTTGATGTAAAAAGACTTGGTGAGGATATTTCCTCATCAAAAGAAGAGATATTACAAAAAATCTTTGAAACAAAAGAAAAAATTTATGAGAGAATGAAGGAAACTTCTCTCAGAGTTTGGAATCTCAATAAAGAATATAAAAAGGAAGATAAAGAACTCAAAAAAGAAATTGTAGAGGAATATAAAAAACTCAAGGTAGACCTTGAAAAATCTATTCTGGAATCTGATAATAGAATAGATTTAGTTAGTGATTATTTTAATTCATTAAAAGATGAGGTAGAGCAACTTCCTGAAGTAAAATATTATGACGAAGAAATCAAACAGGTTAATACATCTATCAAGAGCGTAAAAAATCTGGTAGAAGTTCTTGAAAACAAACTGAATAAGAAGATTGCAGGTCTGAAGGAAAGCATCTTGGTTGTTCCTCCTTCGGAGGATAATAAAGATCCATTAACGCCACTTAATCAAAATTTTGCTACGTTAGATGATTTATCTAATCACTACAGATTATTCATCAATCGCATTCAACAACAACTCTCCACAATTGGTGGCGGTGGTGAAGTCAGACTTGAGTTTCTTGATGATGTAGATAGGACAACTGCTAAGGTTGATGGTAAGTTCCTCAAGTATGATGCAGCATCTGATAAGTGGGTAGGTGCAGATGGTGGTAGTGGAGGTGGAGAAGACACTGAGACAGTTCGTGATGCAATTCAAGGTTATTATGGATACACCACTGATTATTATACTGTTGGTGTAGCAAATACCACTCAAGAAATTGGTGCTGGTACTACTACAATGATTCAACCTAAGGTTGCTGCGGTATATCAATACATGCCTACGGTCATGTCTGGGGTTAACACTAACCCTTATGTTGGTACTGGTGCAACTATCGGTACTGGACAGACTCAGTTCTCTTTAGCGGGATTGGGCACAGGTGCTTCTTGTATCGTCAGGACTGCACTTGCATTCAACCCCGATGATGATAATTCCAACCTTGATGTTCAGTTGAAGTTCACTACTAATACTGCAACACAGGGAACTGGGTTAACTAACTTTACAATCAAAAAAGAACAGGCACTCATTATGAACGAGGGTGCAGACCAGCAATATATAAGTGAGAATCTATTCTCATTTTTTGTTGGATCAACATTACAGGGAACCACACAATCAAACGCAGGTAGTTTCAATATTGAAGTTGTTCCAACATCTGAGGGAGAACTTGAAGTTCTAGCAGTAACAGTAAACGTAACGACTTAAAATGGCAAAACCCGTAAAGATTTTTGGTGACGCATCACAAGGATCCCTTTTCTTTGAAGGGGTGACAATTCCTCCTGCACCTTTGGGTGGTATTGTTGTAGCAATTGAAAACCCTAATCGTCCAGGAAAGATTAGGGTTACTAGAACGGATCAGTTCCAGAAAGATGGTGTTACTCCAAGGGTTCTTTTCAAAAGAATGCTTCCTAGTAGAGTTAGAAATAAACAGAACCAGTCCCTTA